TTCTCTTTCGATTTCAGGCAAATCACCTTCTTCGTTAGTGTTTTGTGTTTTAATATTACCTAAACGATTATCACAGTTTTGCATGTGATGGATCATTTCGTGCGCAAATGAACGCATAACGTCTTTTGGATGACGCTCCATTGTATAAAGTACTATAACGCGGTTACTCGGATCGTAATACGCTGTTTTACCGAAAAAATTTCTAGCATTTTCAATATCATCGTCTACAAATTTTACTTTAGGTAAAGGGTGAATATTCATACCTTTATCTAACATATATTCTGTGAGTGATTTGATTAATTTAGGATAGTCATGTTCGCTAGGTTCAGCGTACATTTCATTAAGTGGGGTTTTTTGTAAGATAGACCAAACTTTTTCTTTATCTTCATTTGATAATTCAGTTGGAAGATATTTTAAAAATCTATCTTTATCTCCACCAATTAAGGCCGCACGTGTATTTGTACCACTAATACGATCTTCGTTTTTATCAGATTTAATAACGATAGGTTTAAAATTATCGTATTTTCCTTCCATACTATCAAAACGTTTTAAATCACCTAAATCCATTTCACCTCTAATCCCTACTACAGGATAGAACATTGTATCTGGATTGTTTTTGATAAGTGAGCTAACGTCTGAAATTGGAGATGAAGAATCTGATGATTTGATTTCAACATTAGGTGATAAATATTTTTGGTAAATATCCCATATAGCTTTACTTTCTTCTTTAGTTACTCCATCTCTGGTTTTATGTCCTATAAGAACAATTACTTTATTTACTTCAGGATGTTTTGCTACTTGATTAACCAAATAAAAATGGCCCAAAGTAGGTGGTTTAAAACCACCAGGTACTAAAGCAATACCACCTTGGTTTGCTTCCAACAATGGTTGTATAAGCGATTTAACTAACGAATTCATTTACTTTTGCTTTTGCTGTATCCAAAGTATCAAATTCTGGTTCTTGTTGAAGTAAACTTTGGATTTGTTTGTTTGTAGCTTCTCTTTCAGCTTTTATTTTTACTATTTCCTCAGGAGTTTTTTCTCTTCCTTTAGGCATAGGAAATAATTTTTGTATTTCTTCTGGGTTGAATGATTTATCTACGTCTGAAGGGTCATTATTAATTATAGCTATATTATTTCCAAATAACTGTTTGTAAGCTCCTATATTATTAACTACACTACCCCAACTTTTTAATACTGCACTTGTAGGTAAACTTCTACCACGTTCAGCATTGCGTTTCAAAGATGTCATAGGGGAAACATAAATCAATAACATGAATACTTGGTATCCCATTTTTTCAAGTTCCTCTTTTTTCTTAGCAACTACTTTATATGAAGCACCAGTTCCATCTACAACAATATTGTTAAGATTAGTAGTAGCTAATAATTCTTTTTCACGGGTTGTTGCTCTTGCTTTACCCATCATCTTGGCGGCTGTGGATAATTCTTCAGGAGACATAGAAGCAAAATCAGATTTACCTAATTCTTTTTGTAAAAGGGCTTCAAAATCATCATCTACATTGATTGTAGTGAAATTTTGAAGACCTAGTTGGTTAAGTGTATATGATTTTCCCGCACCTGCAGGACCAGCCATAAGAATAGCTTTAGGTTGTTCTTGAACCTCCTTCAATAATCGAATTAGACTTATCATACTTATACATATTACAGCTCTCTCTTAGCTGTTGTTCTGAATTCAGTAAATACTGGGGAGTGTGTTGGGTTTTCTAAGTCAAATAAACGTTTTACAGTTTTAAAGATATCAATATTTTCCTCAAATGTGCGAGTTGATTCAACTACTTCCCATCCTTTACCTTGCATTTTGTCTTTTTTAGAACCACGTTTTGATGATTTTAACCATAAAATACCATAACGATCTATTTTCTTACCAAAACATTCTTCATAACATTGGCCATAAACTGCTGTTTGTAATTCATATACTGTTTGAAGTTGATTAGATGTTTTTAAATCCAATAACCACAATTCACCATTAATCTCAACAATCAAGTCACAAGTACCTGCTATTTTAAGTATATCTGAAAATAGATGAACTTCAGTTTCAACAAGTGTAGGTTTATGGGTTTCCCAAAATTCAACGAAACGTAAAAACATTTGCCAAACATCAGGATTATATTGAGGACGACCACGTTCATCAAGAAAATTTAATTCTGCTCCATTTAAATACTCTTCAGCAAGTTCATGTACTTGAGTACCTTCTTCAGCTGCTTTTTTAACAATATAATCAGCAGAGAAACCTACTTGTTTTAGCCAGTTTTCAAAAAACTTACCTTTTGGATAGTATCCTAAAACATATGTTACCGAAGGATAATATTTTCCATTACGTCTATAGTAACGAGAATCAGGCAATGTGATTTGAGTTGCATCTTCTGAAATTTCCAGGATGCGGTTGTAGGATTGTTTAATATTCCTTTTTTTCATATTATAGACAATTTTTTCTCCATTAACTTATATTGTGTAAGTGGAGTAGTATTTTGGATTAGTTTTGTGAAATGTTCAAATCCCATTTCACTCGGGTCTTTCCCTTGCAATTCAACCAAATAAACTTCTTTACCAACGTCTAATAATTGTTCACAAAATTTAAGTGCTTGCTTTACAGCATCATTATCTAAAGCAATGTATATTTTTTGTACTTTAGATTCCACTAGTTTTTTCATCAAACTAGATTGTATATTTTTACCAAATAATGGTACAGCATTTCGTTTTATAGCCATAGCATCAAAAGGACCTTCACATAATATAATTGGTAAATCCCAATTAATAAACAACTCAAACGGTATAATATCGCGAGACGTTTCAGGGTTGCGGTACTTGGTGTATGGATCTTGCTCGAATGATCTCGCGGTGAAATAATTTAATTTACCGTTAACATCATATGAGGGTATAATTATCATTTTAGCATATTGACCTGAATTGCAATAGCCTATGTTATATTTGAGGATATCCTGTTTTGTAATGTTTCTTTTCTTAAGGTAAGTAAAAGCATGTTTTGCTATAATATCTTTATTGTTGATAAAAGATTTAAATTCCTTAGGTAATTCTAATATAGTATGTTTTATTTCACCTATATCATCACGAGAGACATTTTTAACTAATTTACTTAATTCATGAAAGTAACTAGTATCAACTTCAACTTGTTTAAATAAACTTCTTATGGTTTTACCTTTTTTACCACAAGCCCAACAAGCCCATTGATTAATACCGTCTTTATTTTCGGTAAAATTTACTTCTAATTTAGGTTTATGGTGGTGGCAAAATGGGCAAGTATAGGATTGATTTCCTCTTGCTGTACGTTTACCTGTTCCAAGAACAGAATTTACTAAATTAACTAATAATTCATTTACCATAGGGGTTCAAGATATGAACCTAGTCTTGGGAAGCAAAGTCTCTTGTAAAGAACTTGCCTAAAATGTTATCGTTGAAATAAAGAGCAGGATGTTCGAGAACTCCGTATTTAAATAAATATTTACATTCATAATACGTGAGTAATTTCTTACTATTAACAAATTGTAAAATTTCGCGATCAAATTCATCATGTCTTTTTTCTTTAAGTAATTCCAATATTGGTTTAGCTGAACCATAATAAGTTTTCCAGTCAGATTCTTTAGTTACTAGTTTAGTAGTTGATTTTCTACCTCTTGTAGTAGGTAAAGCTTCTAATTCTTTTTTACCTAACTTTTTTTTGGTGTTATGGTATAAAGATTTTTTACCTATATAAGTTACATTTGTAGGAAGATAAGTAACTTTGTAAATAAATCCAAATGTTTCTTCGGGAAAATCTTCTATTGTATTAATTTCTTTATTTTCGTATAACCAATTTGACATGAATTTATAAATCTAAATTTATTAATATACTTGTATCAGTGACTGCCGATAGTGGGAGGGGTTGAGCGAGTTTAGCTACTGCTAATAGGTTATAAGCATTATCATATAATCCTACTGTTGTAGCATAAGGTGTAAAGAAAGAACCTGTTGCAAAACTATATAAAATTCCGCTATTTGAACTACCTGAAATTTGAGTTGGATTGGTTGAAAAATTAAATTCGTTTTCTCTAATAGTACATTTGTATTGATTCTCTAAGATAGTGAGAGTACTTTCAAAAGAACAAGTTATATTATTTGTATCAATAAAACTTTCTATAAATGATATATCACTTGTACCATATGACCCTCCTTCATAGGTAACAAATCCATATCCA